TTGTGCAAACAGGGGGAGTGCCGGCATGATGTCCGGGATGCCACGGGTTTGACCTGGCCGATCGGCTCGGAACCAATGAAGAACACTCGAGGCTGGGATTCGTTCGTAGTCGCTGCGTGCCGAGTAAAAGCTATCGCCGGGATGATTGCGAAGGATATGGTATTCGATGGGGTTTCCGGAACCATCAAATACGATTCCATCCACGGCTACAGTGGAAAGTCTGTCAAGATCGGGCGTCGTGACCTGGTCGGCCTCGATGAGGCGGAGGTCAAGCTGGACCTCCGTATTGAGGCGTGGTTTGTTTGTTAGGACTGCGAAAGATTCGCCATCCGTGGCGCGAGCCATCCGCATCGTGCGTAGTTTCTCAGCAAGATGCACAGAGCGAGCCCACATCATGAAGGCATGCTCGATGCGTCTATTTGCATCTGAGTCAGCGGTAAGCATTTGCCACCGGGGGCCGGTACCGACGACATCGTGCGCGAGGGTCAGGACGATCCCTCGGGCATACGAGTTGTTGGCTGTTTCATACCGAGCACGGTTCCGAAGGATCCGTCGAACTTCGGCGCTATTGGATGCGTTGGGCGAGAGCCCATCGGCGTTAGCCCAATGGCGTCTGTTATCGTCGGTGGTCACCGCAGCGTCGTAGCGTGCGCGTACAGCCAGCTTTAGAGGAGGGGCAATTGGCTTGCGCCCCCGCACGAGCTTCGGTGACCACCAGTTAGAAATCCAGGACAACACGGTTACTCGGCCCCCGGTGGAACGATTTTGTTGAAGACCAAACCACGGCGCTTTGACTTCGCAGCTTGCTTAGAGGCGAGATAACGATCGGCTTCGATCTGGTCGGTCAGCTTATGCTGCTCGACACTGCCGGCATCCCCGGATGCTTTAGCAGGACCTTCCGCATTGGTGCGAATGGTTTCTTCTAAGTTCTCAGCCAATTTCCTCGCCCCCAAGATGTAGGTGAAACGTGGTTACCTACTGTTGGACCTACCGGATGGCTAAGCGAAGTGGCGGAATAAAATCTAGATTTCGTATGTATGTGCTACATCTAGCGATTTGCAGCGGTACCAGATTGCTGCGTAGCTTCATAGGTAATGATTTTTCGATCGCAATGCCGACATCGCTTGCGACGGCGAATACGACCATCGCGAAGGGGTTCGGTGTGTGTCGTGAAAAAGTGTCGACATCCACACTTAGGACATTGGATGCCTACAACACGAGCCGAGCGGTTGCCTTGATTGCTTGTCATTGCCGATTCCTTCTTTGCAACTCGGCAAAACTAACTCGTTCGCGTCGCTTGTGATTGACCGGATCCATGCCAAGCAATGCCGCACCTTGCATGGATGCTGCGACTGCTGATCCAACCAGACAGTCAAACCAGTGGTTGTCACCTCGCTCAGGGCGAAGCTTCCACTCATCGACCGTCCGACCTCTCCCTTCGGTTTTCACCCGATACTCACTTGTCAGTTGTTCGGCAAGCAAGCGATGTGATTCAGGTGATTGACCAAAGAGGGAAAGACAACCGCGATCTCCCATCGGAACCGCGAGCCGAGCATGCACAAAGGATTTCCAATAGTTTGTGTCATAGACAACGTGCCTTACAGCACGCTTTCCATGAACATTGGGAATACGCCAGTTGTGCCCAACGCGATCTCCTGGTCGTCGTTTGTACTCGGAGAATGGTTGGCTGGATGCACCTACGAACCGACCGTGGCTTGGCATCACGATCCCCGCATGGGCCGATTGCCGACAGAATTGATAGATCACATCGGTCGATGATCCCCAGTTGGCATCGATCAGGCACCGATCGACGCGAAGGAATGCACCATCGTCGCGTCTCCATTCGCGACAGAGCAAATCCCCGGTCAGAGACTCAAGACCTGCGAAGATCGCGCCTTCGATTCCATTGCTCTTTGTTGCGGCTGCGAGAGTGAGCCGAGCGTCCCGCAGCGTGAAGTACGGTCGATGTTGGTCTGGCCATGTACCATAGTCGATCACATACCCAGTGAAATCATCCTCCCAGGATGCCACAAGATAGAACAGCAAGTTTGCTTGTACGTCGATAAACATCGAAACGTGGTTGCAACCCACGGGTATTTCACCGCGCTCAATCCGGTTGGTCTTGGCTGCAATTTGATCGGCACTGAGTTCATTGTCTGCTGCTTGAACCTCCGGCAATGGTTCGTTCTGGTACTCAGCAAAGAATGCAGCTTCGTCTTGCAGCTTCAAGTTCATCGCGTGCTGAATCGCCGACTCTTCGTCGTGGTTGAATCGCTGGGGCCATGCGATAACGCATCCTTCATCCATGGCGTCTCGATTGTTTCGATAGAATTCCGTGGCAGCCTCACCCCCATGACCTTCCCTCATGCTCTCGGCTCGAAGTTCGGCGTAGCGCTTCCAAAGTGTTTCATTGATGGGGAATGAATACACCATACGTGTTCGTTCCCCATTCCACTCAGGATGTTTGTCTCGCGAGAGAATATTGTCTGCCATGTCGTTCGGACGAATCACCGTACATGGCATGATGCCGGAGATTTTGTTTCCGGGACCTGCTAACCCAAGGACTGCGCCCGCCAAAATGCTCTCTCGCGTTGCGCACTGGGAAAGGGACCTGGCTGATTCATCTGTTTGCGGATCATCGAGGACAACCAATGACGGCCGAACAGTTTTCCCATCCGAACGCTTGTATTTCATACCTCGAATCCGACCGGTGATACCCGCGACCTTGATAATCGCTCCGCTGGCGATGCTCCCGGGCATCGTTGGCAGCACGACCTCTTTGGCTGTCCAACCAATATGTGTGCGATTTCCTTGATAGAGCTGTCCATTGCATCGGTTAGCGATCCCATCGAGGGCCTGGATCGGAAACACCACCTCGGGGTAATCGGCAAGTAGCAGTTCGTTACCATCAAGTTCCATCTTGATCGATTCGAGCATATCCATCGCGTGACCTTCATCGCTGCCGATCAGACACACGAACTCTCGATGGCCGTTGAGTACCGCCCAAATGCAAGCGCACTCGCAGATCGTAGTTTTCCCAGATCCGCGAGGCATCGCCATCGAAAACAAACCGCCTCGCAGAACCGCTTGCTCGATACGCTGCATCACCTTGATATGATCGGCAGACCATGCCAGATGGAATGTTCTTGGGAAATACGATTCGCAAAAGAACTGAAAATCCAACGCACAACGAGCTTTCCTTTCGGGATTCACTACTGGTGGTAATTCACCAATGTCTCGACCAGCCAGAGCCAGAGCAGCGTTCCTTGCGCGAGCGCGATCTTTCATTCGCTCGTATGAGTCTTCATCGGACTCATGGCGAGGTGCATGTCTAGTCTGAACCAGCCATCCGATGTATCGAAGCAAATCGACGTGCTTTCCGTCCCCCACTCGGTTTCCCGCTCGTGTGCGGTGACGATGGAGCTGTCGATCATTGATCACCTCGCCTAGTGATGTCGAGTTGAGTAGTCGACACAATTCACTTGGTCTTAGTCGTCTAGGGTCACTCGCCACGTCCCATCTCCTTTACGATCCAAGCTGCATAGTGCACCAGACTGATCGTTCCGTCGTTGTTTTGAGGTGCACCTTCCTCAATGTCTTTGACGATCAGCTCCTCGGGTATCCGAACTTTGGTTGCTGCTGAAAGCAACTTGGAAGCTTGCTCAATCGTCAGTCGGTTTGGGTCTAACTGACCTTTGGACTCACTCATATCCGACTCCCTTCTTCGATCGTTCCAACCGTGGCCCACACGGGCTCCACCGGCGCGTTTGTCTGAAACATGCGCCCCCTTGGCCAACGTGATTTCGCGCGCGACTTAGCCCCAACCGTTGCGTTTGCGGGGGCACCGGAAAACATGCAGAAAGACTGGGAAAAACATGCTTTATCGGCTGGATGTGTTTCAAACCGCAGGGCTGAATGTGTCACATGCAAACGCAAAGGCGAATGCAAACGACCGACCCACCCAACCCAAACGGAGAGACACAGATGAACGCAAACCAGATCGCCTTCGGAATCGAATTCGAGACCACCCTGCCAAACAGCGACACCACACCGATCGGACCATACCACCACGGACACCAAGTACCTTGGCTCCCCACCGGATGGCGAGCAGAACGCGACGCGAGCATCAAACCAGAGGCACCCAACCGCAAGGGATGCGAATTCGTAAGCCCCAAGCTCAAGGGATACGAAGGCCTCAAACAAATCGAAGACGCGATCGACAAGATC